TTGTTCTGCAGTAATCATTATTTTTGTTCGTAAATTTCTTTTTTAATAAATTCGTCAGTGTTGTTTTCTGCGTAATTAAAAATTGTAAAATACGGAAACATGTTTTTAAGTAATACATACCCATCATAAACTTTGCCCATTTGTTCAAAGGTAATGTCTGTATTGTTACGTTCTTCAAATCGCGCTAAAACTTTAGCTTTAGGTGGTAAGCACAATATAAATTTTGTGTTAACATCATTTCGTCTAGCTTCTTCTTCCATTTGATTTACATTATAAACAGGACCACTTCTAAAAACTGTTCCGTAAATTAATTCAGTTGGCCAATGCCTATCAATAATTACGTTTGTTAATTTTAAACTTTCTTTATGCGGACCGTAGGCGTGCTTATATAAACCGTGATGTATATAAAGATAATCTGTTAATTTTGTTTTTAATGCTTCTGCTAATGTAGTTTTGCCTGCGCAATCTGGTCCTTCTAAAATAATTTTCATATTCCTAACTCTCTTATTGTTGATTTAATTTGTAGTTGTCCGTACTTAAGTATTAAGTCGTTAACTAATTTGTTTAATGCTTTTGTTTGTAATTCGTTAAATTTATGGTGACCTACTAAAGCTATTCCAATAGTCTCACCTTTATCATCGTCTAGATTAAAACCTATTTGATCGACTGGTCTTCCCTTTTTTACATCGCCATCAATTGTAATTATAAAATGAAAACCTATTCCTAATAATCCAGATTTTCTGTGCTGCGCATCTATTTGTTCTTTAGTGACATCTAAATTTGTAGGTGTTTTTGTTGAGTCTATAAAAATATACTTAGTCGACTGACGGTTTTTTAGGCCTGACGTCTGCTTCAGCAATCCACTCTTTTGGTATTGTTTCTTTTGCATACTTAAATCCATTTGTTTGACACCACTTAGCGTAAGTAGTTTTTGATATTTTACTGATACGTTGATTTGGGTTTGAAAATACAAATCTAATATCAATTGCTGGGTATTGAGCTTTAACTGAAAGATGTTTTTGTCTATCTTTAGTTAAAAATCTGCCTTTCGCTTCAATGACAATGCCGTTAGGCAAAACAAAATCTGGCGTGTATCTAGAGTTTTTTGCTGGTCTTAAGTATCTAATTGTAAATGTTTCATAACTTACAGGAACGCCTAGCTTTTTTAATTGCTGAGCTATGCGTTCCTCAAGTCCACTTCTAAATAAAATCTTCTTTTGAAGTTTCATTTGTCTGTGCAGGTTTAGAGGGTTGTTCTTCTATGTCTTCATTTGCTGCATGCACATAACCTTTTTCTTCCTTAAATCCTAAGTTAGCCATGCTAGGCATTGGTTTTGTTTGTAGTTCCAATACTTGCACTCCAACTAATCTAAGTGAAATACCAGCTCCAGTTGTTGCAACATAATAAGGAACAAGGTCTGCAGATACTTTTACTTTGCTGCCACCATAAACAACTATGTCTGTCATTGGTTGACCTGAACTATCAATTACAACGGGTCTTATTTCTACATCTCCAATTTTTCCCTTCATTTTTATTTTAAATAAAGTTTTACCATTTTCAGAAACGTAAGGTTTTGGACCTGGTTTTATTGTCTTACCTTTATTTAGCTTTTTCTGTTCAGCTAAATTTTCAGTATAAGATTTGTCAATGACTGAAATTAAATCTTTAGCTTCAGCATCATCAACATAAATATTACAACTATAAATTCCTTTTTCTTTATCAAATTTATAATCTGCGTCTTTTAACCAAGGGTAACTTGCGACACCGACTGGAGTTGTAATACGTTCGTATTTTCTTTTACTTGCCATATTTTCTCCTATAATTAATGTATCTATATGTGTATCTAATTCACGAGTGTATATATTTAACTAAAAAAATACTTAGCTTTAGCTATTTCGTGAATATCCAATTTACCTTTTTCTGGTAAAGGTGGAATTTTGTGTCTCAGCTTTTCAGGTATTAAAGCTGTAATCTGGTCTTTAAAGTTTTCTAATGGATCCATCTCTGTATACATTTGTATAAATGCGGACCTGGCGCACTTATTTAAAATATCCATATCACAAGGTAATGTTGCATAACTATCATGGACCATTCCAAAATCTTTTAAACCATTTTGTAAACAATGATCTATTGTTAAAAACATGTGCGTAGCGTCGAGCGAATGCACAAAATTGGGAGAAATCCCATTGGCCTGTTTACGTTTATTAATTTTATCTGTGTTAGACCTAATTCTTATTCGACCCATCATTTTAGTTTTTACAATCATATCTTTTTGAGAATAATATGCTTGCTTAACTGGGAAGCCTAAAGGTGTAGTCCAGTGCACAGGTGTTTTAGTTGCTGCGCAAAGTCTTGCAACTTTTTGCAACCAATCCATAGCTTCACGTGCTTTAATAACTGTATTACCAATACTATCCCAAATAATATTTGCTAAAAATATATTAGCTTTAGGTCTATCGTTAAATGGAACTTTGTCTCCTTTTTCTTCTCTATCAGAAACATATTCATCTACAAATTCTACGCAAGAGTATCTAGTTCCACCATACGGTAATACCATAACACTTCTTTTAGTAGCTTTACGATCAATTCCCCAGGCCAACCATTCTTTTGCAATTGGATCAGAAGATAATTGTAATTTAGCTTTAACTGTATCAGCTACAACTTGATAAATATCTTGTGGTGTTTCGCCATCTGTTAAATTAACTGCTTTACCTCCAACTTCATCTCTAAGCACAGCTGAAAAATTTTGAAGTCCATTACAAGAACCATCAATATTGCATGGTAAACCGGACTCATAACCTAATCCATAACGTATCATATTTTCAAATTCAAATGTAGCTGCTAAGAATTGCCAGGGTTTATCCGCATGTTCCCAAAATGAACTTTGAAATGGATCTCGTGCTGAAGCAATAATTGCATCTTTATTTTGATGAACCCATTTTATTCTATCATTTAAAGAAATTTTATCTTGTCCATAAGTATTAGCTAATTGCAAACATAAATATTTTTCACCAATTTCACCTAAAGGTTTTTTGTTTGAAAATAAATGTAAAGCTTTAGCTAAATCAGTTCCTTGTGGATTGAAATAACCAGTCACATAATAAAGTCTATCTCTAAAACAAAGCCTACCTACATGATGTATTCTTTCTTCATCTACAAATTTATTAGCAATATAAATTGTATTAGCTTCGGCCAGGCGTTTTGATCGAAGTTTTTGATTTTGTGTATATACAATAGTAGCTTCAGATTTCCATTTAGAAAAGGCTCTTAACTCTTCTTCAGTTTTATTTTTATTTTTAATACTTGGTGGTTTGTTTGGTAAATCCATTAATTTAGAAGTAATTAAACCTCCACGATTTCTGGAGTCATCATTAAATACAGTTTTAGCTACATTTAATATTTCTTTATTAACTTTCCAAGGTGTGTCCTGTATCATGTTTAATCCTTGGTACACTCCTGGCATATCAAAGTTTTTAAGCTCTTCTATATAAGTTCTATGACTAGTAATATTATTACCAGTGACCAAAAACATTGGTTCAATATGTTTACTTATATAACCTCCGCCTATACTTGAGCGCCATTTTCTAGGCTTACAAACCATCGGATAAAATTCAGGGTCAAAAAATTGATTAAAGTCTCTAACATTTTTAATCCATTCTAAAGTTTTATCAGTTGCTGTTAGCACATTATAAGCTCGTTTCCTTTTAAATATCTTTTCAACCTGGACTAAACCTGTTGCTTCAATAAATAAAGATATAAGTAATTCACCAACTAATAGCTTGTCTCTAACAGGCCATTTATCCCATTCAAATCCGGTTCTTTTTGAACTTAATAAAAGTTTCCACCTTCTATATTGATAATGATTAGACCGTTTATCTAAATCTTTATTAACTTTATCAAATAAGGATTTATTGTTTTCGCTAAAAGATTGAAAATAAAGCTCGTCTTCAATTTTACTTCCAAGTGATATTGCTTGCGCTGTAAATTTTCTAACAGTCGTCACACTATCTATTATTTTTTTAGCTGCAATAACTGCAACTAATTTCGGGTCCAACTGGTCTAAGTATTTCTTAGCTACAAATTTTGGTCCTCTATTTGTTTCTTTTAAAAATGCATCAATAGTTGTTTCGTACTTATCAATACTAGCTTTAAGCAACTTTTTGCCGTGAGTAGTCATACTTTCACGTTCTTTTTCAATTGCTTTGTCTTCTCTATTTAAAGTTCTTTTACCACCTCGATTTCTCATCTCAGCTTCGTTTTCGATTTCTTGCTCTACTTTTTTCTTATAGTCACTGATACTAGTCACCATTTTGCCTCCTTTTGTTGTGTTAGTTTATTAAGCTACTTGACTCTTATTTTCTAAAGCTTGACGTGCTTCAGTTTTATTTTTTGGAGCTAAGTGAGCATATCTTAATGTCATTTTAATTGTTTTGTGTCCCATTAATTCTTGTATTACAGTTATTCCAATACCTGCCTGTACTAATCTTGAAGCAAAAGTGTGTCTAGTACAATGAAAAGTAAATTGTTTGTCGTCTTGCAAACCTAATTTAATTTTAGCAAAATTCCAAGCTTTTCTTAAATGCTCATCAGATATATTTGCAAATGGATTACGAGCTCGTCTTTTTAGTATTTTAAGTGCTCTATCAGTCAGCTCAATATATCTAGGAAATGGTGCTTTAGCTTTGGTAGTCATAATTGTTAATACTCGACCATCAATGTCTCGCTCTTGGTCTATTCTTTTAAGCTCAGATTTTCTACCACCACAATCATTACCAAAAGCAACTAAATCAGCTACATCATGATAACCTTCAGAATACAAAGCTGCTAAAAATCTATTTTCTTCTTCTAATTTAAAATATCTTATTCTACCCTGGCCTTCTATAAACCATTCTATTTCAGGCTTAGATTTAATATAGTTTCTTTTTTTAGCATGACTTAATATTTTTGATAACGCTGCAAGTTTTCTATTACAAGTGCTGTCTGCATTACCATTTGATTTCCAATCTTCTATTAAGTGATCTATTAGCTCTTCATCAATAGTAGTTATTTTTTTATGCACACCTACTTGAATAACTAAATTTTTAGCTGTTCTTAATCCTTGCGGGTCTTTCCATTTATGTTGCATTTGTGTAAATATTGCGTGAATGGATAAGTCTTTGCGCGCTAAATCTAATTCTTTACAAATAAGCTGCCAATTTTTACCTTCTTTTAAACCTTTCTCACAATGCGCCTCAGCTGCTTTAGCGTCGGCTTCATCACCAAGTATTTGAGTTCTGTATCTTTTACCTTGATAAGTAATATCTAATTGAAAACCTTTATTTCTTTGTCTATAAGCCATTAATTTTATTTGTATTAGTTAATGTTGGCGCA